GTCAACCGCTCTATCGGAGCAGGGGCTTCAACCAGCAAATCAGCCAACGATCTCCGATCGAAACTCTGGTAATCGAAATCAACGGGGCATCGCTCCCTTGAGGCGAGTAACAAAGCAATGTAGTAGTCAGAAAACTCCAACAACAAGACGTAGCTCGGCAAATCAACCCAAAGGGGCGGAAAAAAGGTAATGATCTGCGCAGACACAGTCGTAAGCCTACCAGCAGGTAGTGGCTCCTCAAGGCATTTGCGTGCCTTACGACCGATCGAGACTCCATGTCTCACATAGTACAGATTCTCAAGAGGAAGATCAAAGCGCAATCTCGCACGATCATCCTCAGAAAACAATGGAAATCGCCCATCCAAAATGGCGCGATGGAAATGATTGTGGACGCGTGTCTCTTCAAACCTTTGACAAGCCTTGAAGTATTCCTTCCCAAGAATCACATCACTCATGTCAAGAACGTCATCAAGTGACCTGCCAAAACACACAAGTCCAGAACGCATGTTAGACATGCGCAAACGATGCTCTTCGAGAGCAGCGGCAGCGGTATAGACCTCGACCTGCCGAACTTTACGATGTTCGCAATAAAGCACATGGGCCTTAGCGAAATTGTAGAAGGAAAAGAAAATCAAGGGGAGGGACACGAAATGGTCGAAAGAGGGGCCAGCGTCAAGGATATTGAGTGCAAACCTAATCGCAATCGTCAAAGACGACGCGACCAGAAATTGCGCCCAAGTCCTGTCAGCAAGGCCCAACAAAATTTCAGGGCTCCCAAGCACACTCACAAACGTGAGTGCACTTGAGAAGATCATTTCGGAGGGAGTCCTTGTCGTTGGGGGTGCCTGAACTACAGGCTTGACTGCGGTTGCTGTTGAGTTCAGATTCACGCCCGCAGTGGGCACTACCGTCCGATGAGGTTTTGCTTAATGGGGAATGAATCACCCCAACCGCTCTGCGGAGGCCAAAATCATGACGACTAAAAGCCTTGTCACTCAGACGTGGAGACCAGTATGGTCGCCAATCGCTCTTTAAATGAAACGGGTCACGCCCTATTACAGGCAATCACGACCTCGAA